TAGGGGTCGAAACCCGAATGGAAAAAATTGAGGGCCATATGGTGGACATCAAAGAAGCCATTGAACAGTCCAACAACGGCCAAAGCAAACAATTAATCGCTATTGGAACCACCATCATTGGGGTACTGATCACAGCCATAGTCGCTCTAGTTATACACCTAGCACAAAAATGAAAATAGTAGAAATTGCAGGTGGCAAACTACAGCTTCCGATCACAAACGAAGAAGCAGAAGTGCTAGAAAAATTCAAAACAGACCCTATTGAACGCCGTGAACTTAACGAGCGTGAAATATACATAGCCAATCAACTAGTCAACAAAGACGTATTACTTCGAAAAAATCAAGATGGCAAGATCTCGTACAGCAAAAAAATCAAAGATTAAAGACCAAGCAGAAAACCAAGTCAAAGCAGAGACCATAAATGCTTTAACAGATTTGGTTAGTGCCTATGTCAAATCCTGGGCACGTACCGAAGCCCACCGCATTATACAAACAGACCCCGTGCCTGTAATCATGCCCGTAAAGAATGGGTACCAAGTTGGCAAACACCAAGTAATCAATGAGCCCAATGCAGTATGGGCCTTGTACAACAACTTCAAAGAGCCATTGGAGCAATTTCTAGACGTTAGAAGTGCTGTGGCCTATAGTATTTTATATCAATTAAAGCGTTTTAAGCCCGCAGATACTGTGTTATTGGCTGACAAAAAGCTAAGTAAGTTAGATGCTGATTTTCAGCACTATAGTAGATGTATGTCGGCGGCAGTCAAGCGCAAGGATTATACCACTATAGATATTTTAGCGGCCAGGTATTACGATGCACAATTCTTATTACCCCAGGCTCGGATAGAATTAGAAAAAACTTTAAGAATGAATAAATACTTAAAAGTTTGGGAAACTGGAAACCATTATGAAACTAACTGATTTAGGCTACAAGCCAACACCAAAGAAAATAAACAAAGTTACTGAAAGCCGTTTTGGTTTTAAAATTGACTTTGACAATATGACTTTTAAAAAGGCTTATAATCTAGCTACTGGCATTACAGAAGGACTAGATACAATCAAGCGTACACATGGTATCCATGTTGCTGAAAAAAATCCCAAGTATATGGAATTGTTGATGGTGCGCGAAGGCATTCACAGCTGGATGGCTGAAAACAAGCGCCACTTCATCATTGAAAGTGAAATGGCCAAGTCAGAAGCAATCCTGGCTGCCAAGAGCATGGTTGACGAAATCCAAGACATGTTGGAAAAAATCAGCAAGATGCAAAACGAGCAGATGCCTGCCCTGTTAGACACAATCCGTGATCAAATCAGTTCTGAGAAAGCCGACGGCTTTAAGAACGCAGTCAGCCCAATCCTACAAGACCTATCACAGACATTACAGCAAGGTCGTGAATCAGCAGACAGTGCCGCTCGGGTATTGGCTGGCGAACAAGAAGCTGGTATGGACATGGGTATGGGTGGTGGTATGGGTGGTATGCCTGGCGCACCAGAAGGCGGACTACCTGGTGCAGAAGCACCAATGGGTGGCGAACCAGAAGGTGATGCATTTGGCGCCACTGATGCAGCCGCAGGCGGTGAAGCAGAATTGGGCAGAGAGCGCAGATAATGCGTTTAAATGAATTTGTTTATGATGAGGACATTGTTGAAGACGAGGCAGAAGCCCGCGGAGATATAGACCTTATCACTACTTTGGAATTCCTAAGAAATCAAAGTGCTGGCAAACACCTGGTGCCTCGTGTGCGTGTGGACAGTTTGATCAACATGATAAACATGCACAATGGCAACGAAACTTTCAGTAATCCCAGTCTAATGAATGCATTCAAATCCAATGAAGTGGTCAAGAATTTGATTGCAGATATCAAAGATGATGAAAGCACCGGTATCAAATATGTGTACCTACAACCCACAGAATCGGACGATCCAGATCAAATAGATGGATCAGCCGATGGTGCGAATGCAGTTAAAACTGAACCGGAAAAAGTTGTATCCAGTATGGCTAACAAGGCCATTGCAAATCGTAGTTAATTCCTATATAATGTAAATAACTATATAAGACCGTCAACATTTCTGCCCTCTGTGGCGTTGTATATGTACAGTCTTAAAGGAGATAGTTATGAAAAGAATCCTGGCAATATTATTAGCATTGGCTAGTGCATCAGCAATGGCTCAACATGGTTTTAGGCATCACCATCATGGGCATCACTCAGGACCCAATTACGGTTGGATAGCTCCTACTTTTATTGGTGGCGTAATTGGTTATGAAATTGCACGGAACTATCCACCTGTAGTTGTACAACAACCTGTTATAGTGCAACAGGCTCCTGCCACAGTGTATTATGGACAAAGTCAACAATGTACTGCATGGACCGAAGTCCAAAACTTTGACGGAACCATTACTAGAACAAGGACCTGCTCACAATGAACACCGACATAGAACTAACATTTGATGAATTTCGAGAGTGGGCACTGGGCCAGGGTGCCGATGAAGTGTTGGTTCGAGAGTGGGAGGCCAATAGAGAAGTTGGCAATCACGAACATCCGTTTTCAGTTCAAGCACATATGGCTCAGGGTGAAATGTGGCTAAGTATAGAAGGTGTTACTAGACATTTGACTCAAGGCGACGCCTTTGAGTTAAACAGTCATGTATGGCACAGTGAAAAGTATGGTCCCGAAGGTGCAACTTTCTGGGCCGCAAGATTTAATTAAAATTGGAGAAATTATATGGCCTATTCACCACAGTTGATTGATCACTATGAGAATCCCCGCAATGTGGGAAAATTTGATGCCAGCGATGCCGATGTCGGCACAGGCATGGTGGGAGCACCGGCATGCGGTGACGTGATGAAATTACAAATCAAGGTAGATGAACATGGTATTATTAGAGATGCTCGTTTCAAGACATATGGATGCGGTTCAGCGATTGCCTCAAGCAGTCTAATCACAGAACTTGTCAAAGGAATGTCGCTTGACCAGGCGTCAAGTATTAAAAACAGCGATATCGCCGAGGAGTTGGCTCTTCCACCTGTTAAAATACATTGCTCAATCCTGGCCGAAGATGCCATCAAAGCCGCAGTAGCAGATTATCGCAAAAAGCATGATATCGTTCACTGAAGTAGCACAAAACAAAATACAAAAGTTAGTCACAGCCAAAGACTATGCTGGTATTCGCCTTGGGGTAAAAACCACTGGTTGCTCGGGCCTGGCTTATGTGTTGGAATATGTTAAAGAATATACCCCCGAACAGTATGTGATCAATTATGCACAACCAGACTTTGTAGTGTTAGTCAATGTCAAAGATAATGTTTATCTTCAAAATATGACCGTAGACTATGTACGCAAAGGTCTTAACGAAGGCTTTGAGTTTAAGAATCCCAATGAACGTGACCGCTGTGGTTGCGGAGAAAGTTTTAGAGTTTAAATGATTATCAAAAAATATGATTACACACCCATCAGCAGAACAACTATAGATGGCAAAAGACATTATTGTTTACCCGATGGAACGGCAGTACCCAGCGTTACTACTATCCTAGATCGAACCAAAAGTGAAGAGTCAAGACAAGCACTACAAAAGTGGCGTGATGCCATTGGACATGATAGAGCACAGGCCATTACTACAGAAGCCGCAAATCGCGGCACAAGGATGCACAGTTATCTTGAGAGTTTTATTCTCAATGATGACCTAAAACCTTTACCTGACAATCCATTTGCTCAACCAAGTTGGTTTATGGCGGCAGAAGTTATTCTCAAAGGACTCGGCAATGTAGACGAGTTTTGGGGCAGTGAAGTTCCTGTTTATTATAGCGGGTTATATGCCGGAACCACAGACTGTGTTGGTGTATGGAAGGGTCGGCCTGCCATACTTGACTTCAAGCAGAGTAACAAAGTTAAAAAACGTGAATACATTGATGACTATTTTGTTCAACTTGCGGCCTATGCACAGGCACACAATGCCACACACGGTACTGAAATTAACTCGGGGGTGATTTTGATGGCTGTACAGCCTCGATTACTAGCAGATCAGACTTATTCCACGCCGGAATACCTGGAATTTGTCATCGAAGGCGACGAATTTCAACACTGGACCAACGAGTGGACCAAGAGGGTAGAGCAGTATTATCAAACCGACTAAATACACGATAGACAGAGGAATATTATCGTGGCAGTTATACAAATCTCGAGAATACAACACAGACGCGGTTTACAAGCAGATTTGCCCAATCTAGCCAGTGCCGAGCTAGGATGGAGTGTTGACACACGCAAACTTTACATTGGTAACGGCACCATTGAAGAAGGCGCCCCAAGCATTGGTAGAACTGAGGTACTGACAGAATACAGTATTATAGATTTTACCGCTGGGTTTGCGGCTAATGTTATTGCACTACAAGCAAATATAACAACAATCAATGGACAGATTACAGTAATACAAAGTCAAATACCTGTAAAGACTTTTACCAATCTGGCAATTGCCGCAACAGCCGCAACAATTACATCATCAACAGCCAACAATTCTGTTATTAGTTACACACTAGGTCAAGGTGCCAACGAACGCTCGGGCACAATTAAATTTAGTCGTGCCAGTAGCACAGTTGCCTACATTGAAGATCATACCGACACTGGATCAACGGATGTAGTGTTTACCATGAATGCCAATGTCACTCACACAAATTTAAATTACACCGCAGGCACCGTAGCCAACTTAATCTACTCATTCAACACCGTTTAAAAAGCAGTACATGTGGAAACTTAATGCCGTAGAGCGTTTGGCTCGTTGGCGTGATTTTCGAAAATCGTTAGATCCCCTCCCAATAGAACAAGCAGTCCAGGCAGTGGCAGACTTTTGGACCAGTTGTCCATTCACGCCTTATTATTTAGATCCTGAACAATCCAGCAAATGGCCAGATCCATGGACATTAGTGGAAGAAAATTATTATTGTG